GCCCAAGACGGTCACCGGTACCCTGCGTTCGAACATTGGCCATGACGTGACGGTGATGGGCGGNGAGGTTATCGGCATGGTCGGCGTGCGCAAGGGTCCGGCGGACAAATATGCGCGGCGGCTGGAGCTGGGGTTCGTCGGTACGGTTAGGGTGCCGTCCCATACCCGGCGGCAGACGCACGTTTTCGGCCGGCGTTTGAAAAGGCCAATCACGGTGAAGGTGCGCGCCTACTCGTACACCGTCTCGCAAGCACCGCGGCCGTACCTCCGACCGGCCGTCTGGAACAACCGCGACAAAATTCTCAAGTTGATTGCGCGCGGGTGATCCGTCGTGGGTGCTGTGACGCGAGCGATTTATGAGCGCCTGGCCTCCGACCCGGTCCTGACGGCTATGCTTGCCACCTACCGGGGGCAGCCGGCGATTTTCACCGCTCCACCACCCGGTGGCGCGCCGTTTCCCATGATCGTCACCATTGGAAACGTGAGTGACGAACCGGACGACACGAAGACCAGCCGGGGCCGGGAAATTCGGCGAGATATCGCGTGTTACACCGAAGCGAAGGGGAGCATGGTGGACGTGGAGGCGATTGCCGAGCGCGTCCGCCAGCTTTTTCACCGCGTTTCGTTTCCCGTAGACGGCTATCGAGTATGGCTTTCCGAGGCCAGCGGNCCGGTGGCGGGCGAAACGGATCAGTCTGTCTATGGTCTTGTGGTNACNGTAAGACTCCGNATGCAGGAGGTGCAATAAGCCATGGCGATGAACGGCGCGCAGGTGCTTGTCTTGGTCAAGACGGCTGACGATGATGGCATGGGCAACCCGGTTTATACACCGGTTGCGGAACAGACCGGCCTTTCTTCGGAGGAAAGCCGCAACCTGATCGAAACGGCGGCCAAGGGCGACGACCACATGAAGCACGAGTACGGGCGCATGTCGTCCACCGTCGAGCTAGAAGCATTGTACGTGCCCAATGACCAAGCGCTACAGGCCATCCGAAACGCCCTCCACAACAAGGAGGAAGTGATTTTGCGCCGTTCTGAGAACGGCGTGGACGTGGAGGAAGCGCGTGCCAAGGTCGAGTCGATCTCGTCCGAGTGGCCGGACGAAGACAACTCGACGGTCTCCGTGACGTTTCAACTCCAAGAACCATGGCGGCCAGTATCCGCCTGATGAGGTGAGGGAGAATGGGTGCAAACAAACATCGGGGTGAAGTAGAGCTGAAGGCGGGGGACAAAACATATGTCCTCCGCTACACAACGAACGCGCTGGTTCGCCTGGAGGACGAACTGGGCAAACCGGCAACGGCCATCGGCGATAGTTTCCGAGAGGCTCGCGCCTTGTTCTGGGCCGGNCTGCTTCATNNNCATCCGGNAATCACGGTGGAGCAGGCCGGTGAAATCATGGATGAGGTGGGCCTCACGGAAGCCGTACAGAAGGCAGGGGAAGCCCTGCGACTGGCGTTCCCCAACGCGGTCAAACAGGTGAACCCGGGAAAACAACCGGAAGTATCGGAGGCGACGACTACTGGCGAACGCTCTGCGTGACGGCATTGCGCGCGGGGCTTAAACCGGACGAATTTTGGTCCATGACGCCGGCGGAGGTCCTGGAAGTCATCGAGGCGGATGCCTGGAGGTATGACCGCTGGGGACGGACGCTGGCGACGTTCGTGGCAAGCCTCATTAACACGCGGCCGGGCATGAAAAAACGTGTCCGGCCGCGCGACTTGTGGCGGTCCCGGTTTACTACCGGGGCCGCTGCTGTTTCTCGTGAGGAACGGCAGCGGCAGTTCGAGGCGGCTGTCCGGCTCATGGGCCCGCAGGCGATCCCTGTGCGTCTGCACCGGAAGGGAGGGTAGGTGGATATGGCTCTCAGTGCCGTATTGGGTGAAGCGCTGGTAGCGATTCGGGGAAAACTGGATGACTTTCGCAAGGACCTCGAACAGGCCCGCGATGTTGCTCAGCAGACGCTCGGCAAGGCCATGACCGACGTTGGCAAAGGCATGCGCGACGTCGGGCAAAGGTTGAGAACCTACCTCACCCTCCCCATCGTGGGTGCCGGTGCGGCCGCCGTGAAGCTGGCCGGTGATTTCGAGTATAGCATGAACGTTCTCCGGGCCGTTTCCGGTGCGACGTCTGACCAGATGGAGCGAATGCGGAAGCTGGCCATCCAGCTCGGCAACGACACGAAGCTGCCGGCAACTTCGGCCATCGACGCGGCCCAGGCCATGACTGAGCTGGTCAAGGCGGGCCTGAGTGTCGAGCAAGCCATGAAGGCGGCTCGTGGCGTCCTCATCATGTCGGCTGCCGCCGAGATTTCCAACGCCGAAGCGGCGGAGATCGCGGCCAATGCCCTGAATGCCTTCGGGCTCAGCGGGGACCAGGCGACCCGCGTGGCGGACCTGCTTGCCAACGCGGCGAACGCGGCGTCGGGGAGCATGACGGACATTGCTTATGCCTTGCGTCAGTCGGCCGCCGTGGCCAACATGGCCGGCCAGTCCATTGAGGACGTCGTGGCGGCCATTGGTCTCATGGCCAACGCAGGGATCCAGGGATCTGACGCGGGTACCTCGCTGAAGACGATGTTCCTCTCTTTAATCAACCCCACGGACAAGGCCGCGAAGCTGATGAAGCAATACGGCATTAACATCCATACGGCGAATGGCCAGCTCAAACCGTTGCCGCAGCTGATCGAGGAATTCCGTACGAAGCTTGGCAAATTGCCACCTGCCCAGCGCAACGCCGCTTTGGCGACGATCTTTGGGTCCGACGCCATCCGCGCCGCCAACATCGTCCTGATGGCGAGCCAGCAAGAATGGGAGAAAATGCGGGCTGCCGTGACCCGTGCCGGCGGCGCGCAGGAAGTGGCGGCGGCGAAGATGGAGGGGTTCCGGGGTGCGCTAGAAAAGTTCAGGTCGGCCCTGGAGACCGNAGGCATTGTGATCGGCGAACGACTNTTNCCGCCGCTTACGGNCTTGATCANCANNGCGACGGGGCTTCTTGATTGGTTCACTCAGCTGCCGACGCCCATTCAGAATGTGGTGCTGGCAGTAGCGGGTTTCGCCGCAGTCCTCGGGCCGGCGCTGGTTGTGCTTGGGGCGGTGACGGCGGCGCTTGGTAGCCTGATTACCACCGGCCCGGTGGTGGTGGCCGCTCTCGGGTCGATCACCACCGCCGCGGCGCCGCTGCTCGCTGCGTTTGGTGCCCTGGCCATGGTCGCTTACCTAATCTGGCAGAACTGGAGCACGATTGGGCCGCAGCTAGCAGCGCTGTGGGAAGACGTCAAGGCCCGGGTGCAACCTGCCCTCAGCTCCATGCGCCAGGCCNTCGGNGACATGGTTGCTTATGTCCAGGAGCGGTGGCCGCAAATTAAGGCCACCTTGCAGACCTTCCTGGATTGGATCGGGCCGATCTTTGAGACGGTCTGGGGCTTTGTCAGGGACACGGTGCTGTTTTACATTGGCGCGATCACGAACATCATCCAAGGGGCCGTGAACGTGATCACGGGGATCATCAAGCTGTTCGCGGCCATTCTGAGCGGCGACTGGCGCGGGGCTTGGGAGGCCGTCAAGCAGATCGTGAGCGGGGCGGTCCAGTTCCTGTGGGGGTTCTTCCAGGTCTGGATCGTTGGCCGCATTGCTGGCATGATCGGTGGCGTGCTCAACAAGATTCTGGGCTGGATCACGGGCTTCGTCGCCAAGGCCATCGGCGCTTTCACTGGCTGGGTGACGAAGAAAATTGCCCTTGTTGGCCAATGGGCATCCAACATGGTGAGCAAGGCCTGGAACGCCATGAACGGCATGCTCCAGGCCATCATCCGGGGTATCGGCAACATCCTGGCCCGCTTCGGCAGCTTCGTTTGGGATTGCGTGCGCACCGTCGGGACCCTGGGNGGTCGCATGACGGAAATCGGGCGAAACATTGTTCAAGGCCTTTGGAATGGCATCTCGGCCTTGGGTGGCTGGCTCAAGAGCAAGATCCTGGGCTGGGCAAGGGCCGTCATACCGGGTCCGGTAGCCAAAGCTCTCGGGATCAGCTCNCCGTCGCGGCTGATGATGCAATATGGGAGCGACATCGTTCGGGGGTTGGCACTCGGTATGGAGAACAACATGCGGCTCGTGGAACAGGCGGCCTTCGGGCTGGCCGGCGCGGTGGCCGCGTTTGGCGACAGCCCGACGCTGGCGGCGACCGTTGAGATGAGCGGCGAAGCCGACGCGCCAACACCGGCGACCGCCGGAGCACCGACGCCTATCATCATCGAGCGGATGTACGTCCGGTCGGAGGAGGATATCTACGCGATCAGCCGTGAGCTTTACAACCTGAGCCGTCCGAAGCTGCGGGCACGGGGTATGCACAAAGGGTGGTGATGCGCGGTGTACGGGTTCTCGTTTGACGGGCGTCATTCGGACGAATTCGGCCTTCGTGTTTTCGAAGTGGTACGCGACATCCTGCCCCCGACCCGCGACTATGAGGTAGAGATTCCCGGGCGGCACGGTGTGTGGGACTTCGGTGCGGATTTCGGCAAGCGCATGATCGAAGTGGACTGCGGGTTCATTGCCCGGGATGACGCGGAATTGCAAGAGAAGGTGCGCGCCGCGGCGGAATGGCTGAACCCGNTGAAGGGNTTGNGCCNGCTNATCNTCGACGACGAACCGGACCGCTACTGGCTGGCGCGGTACGCCGGGCAGGCGCGGTTGGAGACGATTCTCGGCTTTGGCCGGGTAACGCTGCCGTTTGTCTGCCCGGATCCACATGCCTATGCCCTGGTAGACGACGTGTTCACGGCCACGGGACCGGGATCGTACCAATTCCAGCGCAAAGGGACGGCCACCAGCTACCCCAAGATCGAGATCGAAGGGACGAATGGCGGGGGAAATGCCAAAATCACCATCGCCATGAACGGCAAAACGCTGAATTACACCGGCACGCTGGCGGTAGGTGAAACCCTGATCCTGGATTCCGACACCATCACGGCGTACAAGACCACCACGAACGGCCAGGTGAGCGTGATCAACGACATTGATAGCATCGACTTTCCCGTCGCCGTTCCGGGGGCCAACAACTTGACGGTGAGCGTTTCCGGCGGCGCGACGGTGAGCAAGATCACGGTCACCTGCCGGAGTCGGTGGTATTGAGGGGGAATGAGATCGTGGCGCAAACGCCGTTCCAAGACCTTGGGAGCGTGGACATCTTGGCCGCGCACATCAGCGGCCTCCAGCACGCCATCAACAAGATTGAGCAGATTCTCGACATGCGCACGGCCTCGGTGACGGGCCACCAGCTCAACCCAGTGACCGACCAGGACGACCCAGCTTTGCGCTACCGCATCTACGAGGGTACGATCCGCAACTGGCTGGCCAGCCCGCCGCCGGTCATCTACCGGAACGGTCAGGTGGTGCCGTCGTCGGAATACACGGTCTACCCGGCCTACGGGGTGGTGGTGTTTGGCCAGCAGCAAGCCCCTTCCGACGTGATCACCGCCGACTTTTCCTACATCACCGCGCAGTCGGCGCAGCTCGATGGCATGTGGGGCATGGTCCCGCTCGTGCATCGCCCAGGCTTATACCGGGCCAACAACATCCAGGCGGACCAGCTCAGCACGAACATCTTGGTGGCCGCCAACGCTATCGAGGTCATCCCGTTTCCCGTTCCGCAGAGGATGACGTTTGACCGCAT